GATGTGATGCAACGAGTTCTTCCGCGGCCGACAGGTCCACCTTGCGGATAGCGAGTCGATCGACCGATGGTAGCGAGTCGAGCAGCTTCTCGAAGTCAGCAACCTTATCGTCTTCGAGCTTCAGGATTCCCTTCTCGAACTTATAGGGGCCGACCTGATAGTTCTGGATCGGATGACTCGAATAAGTCACCGGGTCTTTGCCGTCGCCAGTTGCACCAGCCTTAGCGGCTGCGAGAACATCTTCTGTCGCCTGAGTCTTTGCGATCCCTTCGACATCGAGTCCGGCTTCTTCGGCCGTCGTAATAGCTGCGTCATTGGCCCCAGGCTGGAGTCGTGTATCTGCTGCCGCAGTAGCTGCCGGTTTACCCGAGGTCAACCCCGCAAGTGGATTTGGTTTCTGGTCGCTCACGTTGATTCCTTTCAGAGATTATATCCGGCTGTCTGCGTAGGCCGGGATAATGCGAATCCTGCTCTTAGACGGTCTTGACCGCCTTCTGAACATTCTTCAGGATGCCCATCGTCCGAGCGGCGCCGACTTCGATTCCGACTTCCGTGGTGATGACGCCTTCGTCTGCGTCCTTACCCTGAATCCGGAGACCGTTCTTGTCGTAACCCTCTTGGAAGGTTTCGCGCAGGACTCGACGAGCGATACCTCCGGGATGCAGCACATAAAGTTCATGCTGCCAGACGGGGTTCTCATTCAGCAGCGGATGCGTCATGATCTTCAGAGTCCCAAACGGGGTAATGAAAGTCATGATCGCGATGCCGAACTTGCTGTCCGACTGATTCAGCTGATAGACACCATCCAGCTGAGCCATCCGGTTCAGGGCCGCGAGGACCATGTCGCCGCCGATAGCGATTCGCTCGTTCGGTTGGCCCTTCACGTTCAGCGAGAACACGCTGCGCATGAATTCCCCGAAGTCGCCATACGACAGGTTGCCAGCAACTGCGCCCGCTCCCGAGTCGGTGGCTGCCGAAACGACCTTACCGCCGTACTGCTGGATTTGAGCCAGAATACCATCGGTGAGTCGGAACTGCTTGCCGTTCAGAGTCCCGATATGCTTGCGACCAAACAGGAAAGCGCGTTCCATGTCCTCGGCGTGATACATCGCGGCATCGGCCTTGTTCTTGGCCAGCTTGTCGCCGGTCAGGAAAGTCACAGCTTTCGCGGTGCCCGAAATCGCCCAACCGTTCCGGAAAATCTGCGTGTAATTCAGACGGGGCGCACCCTGCTGAGTCACAGCGACAGGCATACCCGACGCTTCTTCGTGCGCGTTGCCGATTCCCTGCAGGTGATGGGCGTTGGTGATCGCCACGATGGCAGTACCCGACAAGCCGCGAGTCACAGTCAGACTGTTACCGTTGGTTGCCGTGACCAGCATATACTCGCCAGTTTCCTGAACGAGCAAAACCGTCCCCGGAATGTAGAAGCTGCCATCATCGACTACGACAGTCGTGGTGGTGCCCCCACTCACAGCGGCGCTGCGACCAGAGATGTGCGAATCCTCGAACCAGTTGAAGACGGTGTCTTTCGCGTCTTTCTTCTGCATTCCCGAGGTCATTGCCAGAATCAGCGCAGTGCCGACATACCCGACCTGAAGAATCGCGGAAGCGAAGTCCCCCTGCCGGTCGCCGACGATACCCTGATTCGAGGCGAAGATGCCTTGAACTGCCATCGTGTTCCCTTCCGTTAGGCTGAGTTATCGACCCGACAACTCTTCCAGCCAATCTGTGTTGCTCCGGAGTCGTGATTCAGACGTGTCAGCCGGAGCAATATCCAACGCGTCGTCGCCCTGAAACGTACCAGTAGTCAGTTTCAGCATCTGTTTGGTCATTTCGGTCGCCTTGACTCGATCGCCGCCCGTGATCTTCAAAGCCTGTGCATAGATAGGCTTGATGATCGGCGCGACTTTCGGGTTCTTAGCGGAAGGAATCGCAGCATGAAGTGCCGCAGTATCCTCGCGATTACCGAACTCACCCTGTACTTGAGTCCCCATGTCAGACATCATCTGCTCACGGAGGACTTTCATCACGCTGACCGCCATGCCGAGAATCTGTCTGCCTGATTCTTGGTGCGCAGCGTTCATGCGCTTATTGAAATTCTCGAAGTTGCCGTTACTCATTTCTTCGGCGACCTGCGCGTCGATGACGGGCGCGACTGCCAGTGCGGTGAGTCCCTGCGACAGCTGTGTTCCGATGGACGGATTCGCCCGATCATGTGCAGCTTGTTGTTCAGGAGTCAGCGCCGGGGCAGACCCCGGATTTGCACCCGGCCCGGCGCCTTCCCCACCCGAAGGTGGATTCCAAAATGCGTCGGCATCGAACTCAAGTCCACCGTTATCTCCGCCGGTGCCGGATTGACTCCCATTGCCGCCATTACCGCCGCCGTTATCGCCGCCACCACCCTGATTCGGGGGAGTACCGCCGCCAGCACCGCCAGTAGCTGCCGCACCGCCGCCATGTTCGCCTTCGCGCAGGAAGCGGCCGAGTCGACGCTCATTGGCGCTCATATACCTTGGGTGGATAAACAACATCTTACGCATCTGATCTGTCCTTTGTGATTTCGAGTCCGAGGGTCTGCATCCCGACGAAGAAGTTGACTCTTTTCCTTGCTTCGAGGATTCTGGCGGCGAGAGCTTGCGGGTTCTCTGACTCGCTGCCCTGCATCAAACTATCTTGCTCGATCTGGATCATGGCAAGCCACACTCCGGAGTTGCTAAGGGTGCCGAGGCTTATCGCGACGGCATCCCTAGTTGCTGGATCAAGTCCGTCTATAACGGTGCTATGAATCGTCATGCTGGCACCTTATTATTCAGGGGGCCGGTGATCGCATTCGGATCGCTGATCGGCGCGACGGGGCCTCCTGCGAGTGGCTGACCATCTGGACCCAATTGAGTCCCGCCCTCCGCAGGCGGTGGTGCCAGATGGAACTTCGTCATGTCGATGTCGATGTCGATCATGCTGGTCCAGTAGTCAATGAGTCCTAGGAGGTCGATTCGCTGGGCCACGGCGGGGTTCTGGATGATTGCGAAGATCAGTTCCTGCAACGCATGGGCTGCGGCTTGGCGATCGAGCGCCTTGAGTCCCTGTCCAATGATGAACGGGAGATCAGTCTGCCGCAACTCTTCCAGATTCACCGTTACGGGTTTTCCGTAGAAGTCGGCGATGATGGCTCCTTCGATTCGTTCCTTGTTGGACCGCGGCAACCTGGCTATCAACGGCTCGGTCAATGCTGGCGATCTGCGACGGAAGCGACTGAGTCGGGAAGAACTGGTCAATAATAGCCATCGTGCCTTGCAGGTCTTGCAGAGTCTGCTTAGTATCGACACTTCCCGATTCCTTCCAAATCGCCTTGTTAACATCCTTGCCCTGTCCGGTGGGCAATACGGGAATCCGCGCATTGACCTCACCCGCCGGAATCTTGCTCAAGTCAACGACGAGAGGATCATAGACGGTCAGGCCCCACAGGTTCTTGCGAGTCCCACGTACATGGGTGTTCAACAGGAAGCTGGCGAACTGCTGCAACGGGTCGATGATTTCTGCAACCGACTTCTGACTCGTACCCATGAGGTCGTCATTGATCATGCCGATGAAGTAAGGCAGGAATCCGTGGATGTTATTCATCAGAGTCGCGTCGACGATGTATTTGTCGTCGAGGAGCGTGATACGCCATATCTCAAAGCGATTCCGCTCTGCGTTGTTCTTCGTATTGGCGGGCAGGAGGCCGAACTCCATAGGATTGAGTCGGATATGTACCTCTGTCAACTCGAAGCCCGTGGTAACTGCGTATTCAGGCGTCTGACTCAGGACTGCAACCCAATCCGTGCCGTCATTGCCGCTTGCGCCGGTCATCCTAGCCTCTGAAGGTGGATCACGGAAGTAAGCGCAGGCTCCGACTCCTACATCGTTGGCCAGAGCCTCGTCGCAGTTGTACAAGACCCCTTCCGAAGCCTTCTTCGCGAGTTGATAGTGCGATATGACCCGAGTCGAGGCTGCCCACTCCGCATCCTTGTACACCTGCGTCGGATGAACGCTCGGGTCCCAAAATGTGTTATACATATCCAGCGATTCGGCCTTGTTTCCCTGCCAGATGGTCTCTGTGGTGGCCTGCGTCGTACCACTAGCACCCTTTTCGAGCTTGGGGCCGATGTCCTGCGACCAGAAGGCTTTGAATCCGCCGACATTGTACTTCAGAATGTTGAAAGTGGCGAGAAGCACCTGTCTGTAGTATCCGCTGTAAAGCGCATGGTTATTCATGATGCTGATGATCTGACTCGCTGATGGAGTCTCTTCTGGTTTGCCGGTGTGGTAGAACATCCCGCGATTCGGCGAGAAGGTCTGGGCAAAGTAAGTCATCATGTCGTCCAGATGGACCCAAGTCAGCGGCAGGTTCATGGTCAGCGCCTGGGGATTCCCGGTCCGCTCCATTTCGCGCTCACGCTTGCGATCTTCGTCGCCCAACTGCATCCAACCGGACACGTTCTTGTCGATTCGGGCCATTCGAGTCAGCCTCGCGTCGCGCATAGCCTTGCCGACGAGGAGTCGCTGCTGAACGTACTCCAACAACTCCTGATGCATCTTCGAATTGTTAAACGGGTGGCGCGCGTGCACCGCAGGCTTGGCAGTTTTCACATTCGCGTGGCGCATAGTGCCATTAAACATCGGCTAGGTCCCTTCCATATAGTGATTCGCTCTCGGCATTGGGCCTGCCAGCATACTGCGCGATAAGCATGGGCATGAACTCGTGTAGGACTAGTGGTCCATAGGCGCAGGAGTCGATAAGATCGTCCTTATTCGAGTTCTTCTGCATATTGTAGCCAGTGAGTTGGGTGACGATTTCGATGTCATCTTCTGGAATCGCGTACTCGCCGCGCTCCATGAGTGAAACCCAGGCACTGATTCGGCTGACTTTAGGGTCGCCGCGCCCGCTGATAAGGGGAAGCATCGTGACTCGATCATTCATCATTCTGCCCGTAAGCAGCACATCGAAGAGAGTCAGCAATACCTTCTGCGCGGCGATAGCCTCGATTCCCCATACCCAGGCGTTCCACTTGAAGGCTAGTCGTAGAGTATGGTCGAACATGGAGGACTCATTCACCCGCTCGTGCACATACTCTACGACCATTGGCGGGCCTTCCTCCGGCAAGACATGGACCACAATCGCCGTCATATCGTTGTGGAGGTTCTCACCAAAGGCGGGATCAATCGTGATCCACGCCGCGCGAATCGAGTTACCGCCCGGGGTTGGCACAGGCTCGTAGCAAACCTGCTCGATTCGGAACCCATTCTCGCCGTGGCCCGGCATATTCATCATCTCGCACATCCAGGTCTCAATGAGTCCCAGACCGCGATACTCGTGGAAGTCGGCGATTAACTCGTCGATCGGCCACCGTTCGGGCCACAGCGATCGCAACTCACCTGTCTCTGAATCCTTGATGATCGAACCGAACACGACCGGATTCCATTTAGGGTTCGCTGCTAGGCGGGCTAGAAGACTCGTCTTTTGCAGCATATTGCCGAGCCAGATGATCTTCTTCTGTCGTGCCAGCGCCTTGATGAATGGACCGAAAATCCACTTATCAAGCTTTTTCTGAAGCGTTGGCGAGTCAGTGTTCTCGTTGTCTTCCACGTCGTCGACGACTGCGATATCTGGACGCTGGTTGTCGATGTTGATTCCTCGCATCTGCTGGCCCGCGCCCACGGCCCGCAAAGTGCACTTCTTTATTTTGCCTCCACCCATCGGCATCTCGAATTGCCATAGCGAATCGGTATCTGACTCCTTAGTCATCTTGATCGCGCCGAACACGCTGGTGAAGTTATCGCTTTTAAGGAATCCGATTATGTCCTTACAAGCATTCTTAGCAATAGTATTAGTGTTGCTAAGATAGACGCAGAACCGATGGCTAGTAAAAATGAAATAGCGAACAACGGCGAGCTTGGCGAGAGTCGTCTTTGCGTGGTCTCTTGGAATCGCCAGGAGGATTCGTTGTTTAGTTTCATCAGTCATGACCTCCCAGATTTCTTTGTGGAAGATGGGGACTTCACTCGACAGTTCCTCGCCAAGGAAGAACTCAATGAAGAACTCCGCATCGACTCGCAGCAGCAACTTGATCTGATTCACCTGCGCGTCAGTCTGCACCAACTCAGGGCGCGCCGAGTCTAGGCCAGCATTCCCCAATGCAGCTTCGAGCGACTCGGCGCTATCAAGTTGATCCGCGGTAAGCATCAGTTGTTGCCACCGAGTCCTATGCTGTGCAACACATTGCTGAGGAGGCCCAATGCCCCACCAGCCTGCGCAGTATGAGGCACTTCATTCAGATTCGTTGCCACGAGCGTCTGATTCGTCGGGGCGGCTTGGACAGTTCCAGCAGTAGGAACGAGTCGTGGGTCCGCCGGCGCTGTTTCAGTTGGCGCAGGTGGCGTCACAGGAGCAGGCATGACTCCGGACGCTTCACCCGGTTTCGCCGGCGGAACATAATCCTTCGTGCCCGGCGCTTGACCTTTCAGGCGGCCCGGATGACTCAGGCCCAGCACTTCGGCAAGACCCTGCAATAGCGAGCCTCCGCCGCCTGAGTCACTGTCATGCTTGCCATTTGCTTGCTTGCCCTTGGCAGCCCGGTCAGCAGCCGAGCCATCCATCATGGAATCAACTTCCGCTTCCCAGCCGCCGATACTCACTTGCCGTAAGTGCCGCTAAGGGCGTCCATGATCATGGCCATCTTCCCCATGAATCCATCATACTTGTTAGGATTGGGATTCGTTTGCGCATTCGTACCAGTCGCGTCGCCATAGGCCCCACTGACCCGGTTGATGAGTCCGAAGGGCGTCGCATCCAAAGGGCTGGCGCCAGTCCCACCATTCGCGGAGCCGCCAGAAGGGTGACTCGCTGGCCCCGCGTTAATCTTCTGGCGCGCGAGCGCGTACTGAATCTCGCGTTCCGTTGCTTGTGCTTTACTCATGATTGGAATCCTTGCTATCGGGGGTGTGGAACAGGGTTCGTCTTGTCTCCCTGCGGTATCGAGTCGTATTATTGTTGGTCCGAGACAGGTTGTCCTATCCCTCCCTCCGGTCGGGGCTGCCGCAGCGCAGCGCTAGAGAGTCGTCTCATCGTTGATGAAGGCTTCCGCCAGCGCGTCGATATCCATTTCGACACTCCGAGTCCGCGTGGCCAACTTCTCTGCGATGTGCGGCCTGACGCTCACACCGAATACCTTGTCGATATCGTCGAAGGTGGGATTCACTGCGCTGCCATCATTCAGCGAGATGGACCTCGTCTCCTCCACCTCCTGCTCACCCGTCGTCGAGTTGAGTCGTTTCACAATCCTGTGCGTCAGACTCAGAGGCACCCGCGCCACACCGTTGCCGGGGTCGAGCACCTTGCTGGCATTAGCACCGAATCGTCGCTGCGCCTTGTTCGCCATGACTGCCACCTTGAGGTTGAGTTCTGGATCGGCTTGCCGCTGCATCTGCTTACTCAGGTTCGCGAGCGCAGTCTGCTCCAAGGCGTCCCATGTGAAGTCCGAGTCAAGCTGGCCTCTGGAATACTCGGTGGCGCAGATCATCCGCACCGCCTTATATGTCGAGTCCTCCATGGCCTCAATAACTTCGCTTGGCGCGCAGGATAGCAGTTCTGCGATCTGAGTCGCGTCCAGCCCCACCACACTATTCTTAGCGATGATCACATACAGGTCCGGAATCGCCTCGCCCATCTGCTTGGTCAGTGATTCAGCATTGATGCTTATCATGTTCATGGCGCGAGGATTCCGATTGAGTCGATCTGCTAACTTGAGTAACGCATGGGCGTCAGAGAAAGTAAAGATTTATTTTTGAAAATTTTTTCTGGAAGCCTCTAAGGGCGCTTCGCTAGCGATTCATGAGATCGGTGGGCTGGGATTCTGAATTTTGAACACAGACTGTGAGAGCCATATTAACAGGTCAGTTCGGAGTCGGCAATGGGGGGTATGGCCCCCCCGTAGGGTAACAATACGCCAGCCACACGATTCCTCCGGCCAGCAGGGATAGGCTAGCAATATGATGATGGCAGGCTGGCGGAGTCGAGTGAGAGAAGCGATGATTCATCCGCCACCCGCCCCAACGATGGCCACACCCTAACGAGTCGCGCGTCATGGTAGCACGGCATGGTCCACCTTACCCCTATCGCGCAGGCGATTCATTGCAGCCTAGCGCAGCGGCCTTACATCGTGCCGACTAGGCACTCCTTTATTCTTCCGAGCGTAGCGAGGCGATTTTTATGGTTAACGAGTGATTAGTGAGTCCAGATACAAAAAAGGGTGGCGAGTCCTGCGACCTGCCACCCTGTATTGAGTTAGAAGAGGGATTGATTAAGCGGCTGGTTCGCCTTCAACCTCGGTCGATTCAGTAGCCGGGGTCGGCGCAACCTCCGCTTCGTCCTCGATCTCCAAGTCTTCAAGGTCAAACTCTTCTTCGTTCGCGGTGGCGTCCTTGAGAGTCTTGGCGTTGCGCGATTCCAGCCATTTGTCGAAGATGGCAGGGTCGAGTCCCTGCTTCTCGCAAAGCGCCTTTCCGAGTCCGATTGCGATAACAAAGATGCTGCCATCTCCGCCGTCCTTGCGCGCTGGGCGATCTTCGAGCGTTGGGAAGTATTCGGAAGCAAATGCCTTCGATTCCATCGCCTTCTTCAAGTCGGTCTTGATGAGTCGCTGTTTCGCCCATACTGGCGACTTCTTGGCGAGCGTGGAATTGATCAGCTTGAACGTGGAATCGAACGACTCCATGATACCGCCGGTTTCGCGCTTGCTGCTGATATACGATTCCAGCGTGGTAGGCATCTGGTCGGATACGGAGTCAACGTCGTCCGCCTGACGCAAGGCGCGCACCGCAACGTGATTCAGTTCCTTGTCCAGAATGCCATTGAGCCAAACCTTCGCCGCGTCATTGGCGAGGATGGACTCAAGCGAGGGAACGGGCGTGACGACGATAGCCTTGATGCTCGATGGCAGGGCTTCCCCCTTCTCGTTCTTCTCGCGATTCTTGAGCACTGCGACAAGGACTCGCATATCGTCCGTATAGACGGCGGGATCGAATAGGCCGGTGTCAGGGTCGAATCCCTGAATGACTTTCGGCGTTTCCTCGAATCCCTCGTAGGTGGAAACGGTCGTCAGGTAGGAGGCGGCAAGGTCTGCATTCGCGAAAACCTGCCGTGCGTCCATGTCGTTCGCGATGGTCTTTGCCTTCGTCGCGGGAGTCTGTGTTGCTTCAACCATGTTAGTGAGTCCTCATTAGTGAGTTGGCACGATTGCCAGTCTGTATAAAGCCACAAAACGAACCGTGTGGCAAGCGGTATTAGTCGGCTTCCCAATAGAAAAAACTGTTTCCGTGCGCGTCGGTTCCGAGAAAGCAAGTCCAGAGGAAGCCGTGATTTACAGAGCAATGATCGATTAACTCAATGCAGACAGTGGGACTGATTGAGTCCTCAATGTGGACGCAAGCGAATGAGCCGCTAGCGCCAGTGCAAAGTTCTAAGTCGCTGATGAGTGAGATTGATTGCGTGGCGGATAGCGGAATGTTGTGATCCTCTGGATTGAGTCCTTGCGTTATGGTTGCCAGCGCGAATGAGGCTGCGTCTTCTGCGCTAGCGAATGTGGTGCGAGTCACTAGATTTAGGTGGAGCATTGAGTTAGCCTTTCCTTGGTTGCTGTAATGATCTTACGACTCAAATGTTAACAAGTCACTAACGAACTGGAAAATAAATTGATTCATTATGATACGCGAGCGCGCGCGTGTAAGTGCAAGGAGTGTGCCAATTGGCTATTTGGATGATATGGAACGGAATCACCGCAGGAAGTGGAACAGATGAGAACATATGAGAACGGATATAGAACGAATCGTGAACATTAACCACAGAAAGAGAACATATCGGGAACAAACAGTGAACATTAACCATCATTGGTGCATTGAGTCGTTCGCAGAGCGGGGATCAGTCTCGGGGAACATCCTGCGGGAATCACAAAACGCGGATCAGTCTCACGGAAGATTGATTCACTAAAAGTTAGGCTAGATTCTAGTTTATAGCTTTAACGCACGACAAAAATCAAAACGCCAACGCATCCCCGCAGACCACCCTATTAGGCGCGTGCGTGCGCGGTTGGCTATTGACTCCGAACCATATCCGACTCCCTCCCGCGTAAGCCCTTCCCCCTCCCCTTTGATTCATCTATATTGTATCTAATAGCTTAAAAAATTGAGGGGGGTTTTAGAAAAGACTCGAGAGGACGAGTGAGTATGGAAGGAGTCAGGGTGGATTCACCTACGCGTCTAATAGGGGGTGAGTTGGGGATCAGTCTCATTTGTGATTTTTGTCCTTATCCTAAAGCTAGAATCAGATTTAATCTGAGATTACACTGGCTAACATGAGAATATTATGCTACACCCAAAAAATGAATCCTAGCGTGGCCGAAGGCACTCAATCCTGAATTGCTCAACAACAGTTCAGATTCCAGCGCCTAAATCGGTTCAACGTGCTATGATTCATTGCAACTATGGAGGACTCACAAGTGAAGATGACGACTAAGGTTTGGGGTGGTTGGCGAAATGTCGGTGATGCGAAGTCGAAGGACTCATTGCACATCGAAGAAATGATGCTCGGCAATCAGCTCAAGCGGTTCTGGGAATGGTGTGGAGGCGATGTTAGCATGGGCAGTCGAATCACTCTTGTATTCGCTCGCAGCAAGGAGGAGGTGGAACGCGAATTGCTAAAAGCCGTGAGAGTAACGAGTCAAATCAATAGCGGTATCGAAGACTTCGAGATTGATAGCTTGTTCAGTGAGGAAGAACGAGTCGCATTGGCAGCAGAACGCATGGAAGGTGATACCTATGTCGCTTGAACAGAAGACTATGTACGCACGAGTCATTATGAATGGCGAAGAGTTGAAAGACTTAGGTCGTGGTCCTGTCGCGACAATCAATGCGAGATACATCGGAGCCATACGTTTGGCAGAAGCAAGAGGACTCAGTTCATTGCATCTTGAGATGTCGGTCAATCCGCTAAAGCCGATGAAAGAGTCGACTGATGTGCAAGAACTGCTGATGCAACGCATGAGATCGGAAGGAATCGAAGTCGAAACCGCTGACGACGAAATGCAGATGCGGGACACAGTACGATTCACTGAAATGCGCAAAGCTGTCCGCGATTATGGATATCGGAATCAAATTGGCAAAGAAAAATGGGAGTCACATCTTGCGTGGATTAAAGAAGAGTTCCCTTGGATGATGGAGGAAGTACGCTGACTCGGCATATTCCGTGTTAATTTCACTCACTAATTTATTTTCACCAAGGACTTGACAAACGACTCATGATGTGCTAAGGTGTAACCTGTGATTCGCTATTGAGTCACGAGAACGCACCTTAGCAGCCAACAGAAGGCCTTGAGTCATGAAAGTCAGAATCCTCACAAAATTGCTTACAAAGAGCACAGAAGAGTCATCTATTGCAGAAGGCGAAATGAGCCAGAAGACGATCGAATGGAATGACTCCAGCGATCGTAAATGGCTGATGAATCACTTCCACTGGGCAATGATGAATAATCATGCCGTCCTTATCCGCCCGATTTTTTGAACCCAACTGAAGGGAATCGCTAACATGAATATCCAAGACATCACAAGCGCAATGATCGCAGAGACAGGAATCAATCCAACTCGCATCTATTGCCAAGTCACTGGTCGCAGCATTGGTCGAATCGACGAGGATGAGTTCGCCTTGATCCTCTCGCAAATCGGCGAATGCGACCTTGATGACCTAATCAGCGAACTATGGACTCGCACAGTAGCTTCGATGCGTCCCTCGCCAGCTTGGAATAAGTACGTAGGCAAGGAATCGCTCGCTATCATGTTAGACCGTGATCCTCGCGGATTGCTATGCTACCTAATGAATCGGATGTATAAGCCAGCGCAGAAGGGCAACCAGCCTTTGCCAGTCGAGGACGAACTGCGATTCACAGCTAACCGCATCACAGTCGCCAATCGTATCATGCAGCAAGAGATCGACTCGCCAATGCTGCACCAAATCCTGCTGCAATTGCTGGAAATGGATAGCCTCTATGGACTCAAATCAATTGCCACGCTAGTGCCTGTAAAAATAAACGTCGCTGACCTACTCCCCGACTTTAACGAGGAATATCTCGACTCACTAATCGCCCACAAAAATGCAATCTCCGAGGCTCACGCTAAAGCAATCCGCAAGGCGCAGAGCGAGGCACGATTCACTAGCGAGCGCAATTATCTCACGGGCAAAGCCTACACCAAACAATTCGTGAAAGTGACTCCTCCGTCGCCTAAGAAAGTGGCTGCGAGTGCAAAGGCCGCTGACATAGACTTCCTTTCGGGAGTCTTTGATGACCTGATGGGCGGGGACTTAATCGACCATTCGAGTCTTTACCATCCCGTCTCCGCTTCGCATAAGTCGCAATTCAACCGCGTTGTGACTCCTAAGACAACCACTAAACCCGCTAACTCACTCGCGGGTCGCAAGCTGACATTCGGCGGAAAGGCCGCATCATGAAATTCAACGGATTCAAACCGCAACCAGCGTCAGAGCCAATCGAGTCTGTCCGCGTGTTGCCAAATTCCGCCGCGTCTGAATCAGAAGTAGCTGTTGCAATCCGCACAGCCGCTGCTGGATCAAGCCACGCTGACTCACTCTTGGATGCAGCCACTCGCGCGCCTGATGCTCTACATCACCTCGAAGGAGTCCAAATCGACACCGGACAAGGCGATCAGCAATTCGTTGGTGGCGCTAAACTCAACCGCCTAATGGATGAGGACTTCCCTTGGGATGAGTCACAGCTTGCTGCTATCGACGGACTTGCTGCCGAGAAATACGCCTGCATGACAGGCGCTGCGGGAACCG